ACGCACTTTTGAAACCCTATATGCGCGTGAATATTATTCATATCGTCATCATATAATACATACTCTTTTTATTAAAAAAGTCTTACTACACTTACTACAAATGCAAAAAACACCCTCCACGATATTGCAAAGGCCGTTTTTTTGTAGTAACTTATCTTGCAAAAAACCTACTACAAACCAACTACAAGTGACTACACTTCGACCATATCAGCAAAAAGCCATTGAGCAGTTGCGCGTTGCCATTGGCGAGGGCAACAGGCGCGTGATCCTCTGCGCTCCAACAGGTGCCGGAAAGACAGTAATGTTCAGCGCAATGGTGCAATCCGCGCTAAGCAAAGGCAAGAAGGTGCTGATCGTCACCGACCGCGTTGAACTGCTGACGCAAACCGATGGCGCACTGACGCGCTTTGACGTTTCACCAATAGCCATCAAGCAAGGCAAAGCAAAGCTGCAACCATCAACATGCTACATCGCGATGATTGAATCGCTGAACAGACGAATGGCAAAGGCGGAATACGAAAAGATGATGCAGGATATTGACCTGGTAATCATCGACGAAGCGCACAAAGGCAGCTTCGACAAACTCTTTGCCTACATACCCGAAAAGGCAACAGTCATAGGCGCGACAGCAACGCCGCATCGCGAAGGCAACCAAAAGGCGTTGAAGGAGTTTTACACCAAAATAGTCGATCCTGTCACCATCCGCGAGTTAATAGACGAAGGATACCTTGCAACGCCAACGACGTACAGCGTGCCAGTGGACTTAACAGGAGTGCGAACCTACAACGGCGACTACGACGCGGCGCAACTGGGGGCGGCGTACAGCAAGCAGAAAGTCTTTCGCGGTGTCATAGCCAACTACCTCCTTTACTGCAACGGTAAGAAGGCACTGGCATTTGCGCCAAGTATCGCGTCGAGTAAGGAACTATGCAGCGAACTGCAAGGCGCAGGGCTGCCAGCGAGGCATCTTGATAGCACGATGAAGCCTGATGAACGACAGGAGGTGCTGGCGTGGTTTAAGGCAAGTGCAAACGGCATCCTGTGCAACTGTGGCATTTTAACAACTGGCTTCGATGATCCAAACGTCGAAGTCGTAATCCTCTACCGGGCGACAAAGTCACTGCCGCTATACTTGCAGATGTGCGGCAGGGGCAGCCGGGTGACGCCGACAAAGAAGGAGTTTACCATACTGGATTTTGGCAACAACAGGGAGCAGCACAAGGCGTGGGAGTTTGACCGCGTTTGGATGCTGGAGAAAAAAGCCAAGAAAAGCAAAGGCATTGCACCGCAGAAGAACTGCAGGAAGTGCGGGTATATGATGCACACGTCGCTGACGACTTGCCCTGCGTGCGGCTACGTGTTGCCGGTAAAAGTCGGGGAGATGGGCGAGGAAGTAATCTTGCAGATTAGCGACAAATACAATTCGAGCGATTTTAGAAAGATGGCGAAGGAAAGCACACTGGAAGAGGTGGCGGCATTGATTAAGCTTAAGAAAATCAAGCTGCACTGGGTGCTTCATAACATCATCAAGGACAAACAAACCGCAAAGAAATTGCTAAATTTGTGCGGTTACCGCATGGGGTACTTCTTCTTCCTGCAGGAACTTAAAAACGATCACGGCCAACCACTATTCGCATGTCTACAGAGTTCAGACTTCAATCCCAGTGCTTCGTCTATCACTGGAATAACTACCAAGCAGAGCGCGGACTACTCTTTGCGGTGAACAACAACAGCAACAACAGCTATCAAGGCGCAGTGATGAAGGGCATGGGCGTTGTCGCTGGTGTCGCGGATATGCTATACCTGTCGCCAACAGGGATGATAGCGCTGGAGTTTAAGACCGAAACAGGGCGGCAAAACGTGGCGCAGAAAATTTGGCAGATGCAGATTGAATCCGCCGGATACAAATACTTCATCGTCCGATCACTCGATGACTTTCTCAAAGCAATCAACAAATCAACCACCAACGAATGACAACAGACGAACAAAAGATTTGCGAAATATGCGGAACACTTGGTGAAATAATCAAGACAGAAAATTTAGCACACTACGCTAAATGTGTTTGTCCAAAATGCGACAAATGGCTGGCTTGGGTTAAAAAACCTGAAAATGAAAAGAATCAAAATCGTGCAGAGCATAAGAAGCTAATTAAATTAGTCAATGAATCTATGCGTGATTTTTGCTGGAATTGCAGTCGTGATAAACAATGGTTAAGTCAACTAAATCCTTCACTGCATCTTGTCGCGCATCACATTATTGAAGTCTGCAACGGAGGTCAAGATACTAAGGAAAACATACAAATATTATGCAATGAATGTCATTCAGACGTTCATCACAAACGTCAAATACACCAGCGATATAAAGATATTTTACCAACAACCACCAACCAATGAACAGACAAAGGGAGTTTTACTACTACGCGGAGCAGGTGACGAAGCGCACAGGCGTTGGCCTGCGTAAGATGCAGAGCCAAGACCGCCACCGCGAAGTCGCGGAGGCACGCTACTGCCTGATTTACCTCATGCGCCATAAAATGAAATTGACGCTGATGGAGATAGCCAAGCTGATGCGCCGCCACTACTCGACAGTACACCACGGCTTGGAAGTCATTTACGTCCTGCAATCCACGATGAAGATGTACCCATGGCTAAAAGAAGTTAAGCGCTACGAACCGCACAACATAATGCCAAAGAATACTATGTATATTTGCCATCAATGTGGAGGCACGCTCGATCATACTAACGCTGTACACCAGCGGCAAGCTGCGTCAGATAGCGCGCCAGCTGGCAACGCATGACCTTGCGCCAGACCTCGAACATGAACTCGTCATCCGCTTATATGAAAAGCCAGCCGATAAGATTGAAGCAATGCACGCAGGAGGTTACCTCAACTTCTACGTCGTGCGCATGGCTATCAACCTATACCGAAGTCGCAACTCTAAATTTCAACGCGACTTCCGACACAATGAGCTGCGTGAGGAAATCACCGAGATACAGCTGGAGGCAGCTGATGAGCCGTATGACGATAGGCCTGATGCGATTTTTCAACGCGCGCTCGAAGTCATGGATAGCTGGGCAAAAGCCGGTGCCTACCCCTACGACAAACAGCTATTCCTCCTGTGGCTTGAACTGGGTAACAAGAAACTCATCGAGCGCCATACCAAGATACCTTGGCGATCAATTTCATACACCATTAACAACTGCAAACAAAGATTAAAACATGAACTTGGACCTGATTACCATCTTGCTTTTGGCGGCTATGACTGCCTTGGCGATGAACCGCTATAACGTACTGCCATCGTGGTACTACCGCTACGCCAAGTGCAAGCCGCTGACGTGCATGACGTGCCTTGCCTTTTGGTGGGGTGTAGTCCTGACCATCGCCGCGTCAAATATACCTTGGCTACTTGCTATTCCTGTCGGTCTTTCCGCCGCCGGGCTTACGGTGCTGATCATTAAACTGTCGGAGAAATGACACTTGACGAAGCCTTGCAGGTGCTTTCAGTCAAGCACAAGCTGGACAACTACTACGCATCGCAGACGCTATCCCTGTCGCCAAGTGAGGTGGGGATGCTGGACAACATTGCCAACGCAAACGGCTATGCAAGGACCAACTGGTGGTGCGGATCTTGCGCAGTGTCACGCTTGCAAGAGATGATGGCAGCCGCAATGGACGCTCGCGCACGATTTGCGAGTTAATGATATTTATCAATATGCCACTACCTAAACCAATAGATAGCGAAAGCAAGACCGACTTCATCCAGCGATGCATGGGCGATGACAAAACTGCCAGCGAGTTCCCAAGCCAGCAGCAGCGCTACCTCGTTTGCGCGAGGCAATGGGAGGCAGACCGCAGCGCCTTTGCTGAAACATACGCGGACTACGGCGAGGGGGTGCGCAACAACGCCAAGCGCGGCATTGAGTTGAACGAGCGCAACGGCAACAAGTGCGCAACGCAGACTGGCAAGGTCAGGGCGCAGCAACTGGCCAAGGGCGAAGGCATCAGCGTTGAAACAATAAAGCGGATGCACAGTTACCTGTCGAGGGCGGAAACGTACTACGACAACGCAGACTCAACGAGCGACTGTGGATACATCAGCTACCTGCTTTGGGGTGGCAAGGCGGCACTTGGATGGTCACGAAATAAACTGAAAGAACTTGGCGAACTTGACGAAGAGTAACAAACAGGAAGAACACGACTTGCATATGAGCAAGCTCGTGAACATTGGCGCGCTTATGACCGATATGGCCAACATATTGGATTCGCTGAACGACTGCAATGCACCCAACGCACTGCACGCGAAGGTGGCCATCTGCGAGAAGATAATCGACATAATGAACAGCGTGGAAATATGAAGAAAGTAGGAAGGCCACCCGCGTTTGAAAGTCCTGAGCAGTTGTGGGACTTGTTCTGCACGTACAAAGCGTGGACGAAGGCGAACCCTTACCGCGTGCAAGATTACGTGGGAAAGGATGGTGCAATGGTGTATCGCGACAAGGAGCGACCGCTGACGTTCAGGGGGTTTGAAGGCTACCTTGCAGAAGAAGGGTGGTGCTTTGACTTGTCGCACTATCAAAGGGAAGAAGGCGAGCATCACGAGGCATTTCGCCCCATCCTTACCCGCATACGAGCGACTTGCGACCGCGATATGGTCGAGGGCAGTGGCGCCAATGTGTACAACAGTGCCATCGCAGTACGGGTGCTTGGCTTGGCCGACAAGCAAGAGCAAAAGGTACACATTGAACAGCCGCTATTTAATGACGACCTATGACCCTAACCGAACTACAACACCTGCTGAACCTGATGGATGCGGACAACGAAAGAACGCGGGAGGCTTACAAACTTGGCATCGACCTGACTGAATTTAGAGAGAGCGCACAAGAAGTCATCGAACTGCTGTTGAAGCACGTATTTAATCAAGACCAGTACGAGTGCCTTACTTGGTGGATGTACGAGAAGGATTTCGGCAGGCGTGAGCAGTTGCAGATGTGGGATAAGGATGGGAAAGAGATTTGCCGCACGGTGGAAGAACTGCATCAATTTTTGTTTGCGTGAGTGACAAGATAGTCGAATCAGTTATTGACCAATTTCGGACAAGAGCTGAGGAGGGCAAGCGCAAGTACGGCACGACAATGGAACGCGATGACCTGACATTCGCCCAGTGGATTCAGCATCTGCAAGAGGAGCTGATGGATGCAGTCGTTTACATTGAGAAGATTAAGCAATTAGATTGGACTTCAAATACACAACAGCGATAAAGCGCATTCGGCAGATGACCGCTCGGAAGAAGGTGATTCAGGGCGGCACATCTGCTGGATGTTGACCCCCACTGGGCAACTGGTGGGGGAACGGAAAAACAATCGCCATCCTTGCAGTGCTAATCAACATCGCGGCAAAGGCAAAGACCGAAATCAGCGTAGTATCTGAATCCGTGCCGCACCTTCGCAGGGGTGCAATCAAGGACTTTGCCAAGGTGATGCAGTGGACTGGACGCTGGGCGGCCGACCGATGGAACAAAACCCTGCTGACGTACAACTTCGCCAACGGAAGCACCATCGAGTTTTTTAGCGCAGATAGCGAGGGAAGGCTACGCGGTGCAAGGCGGCAGGTGCTGTACATAAACGAAGCGAACAACATCGACTTTGAATCGTACTACCAACTGGCAATCCGCACAAGCGAAGCGATATACATCGACTACAACCCAACGCACGAGTTCTGGGCGCACACGGAGGTGCTACGCGAGGATGATGCTGACCTGCTGGTGCTGACCTTCCGCGACAACGAAGCACTTCCTGACACGATCCGCAAGGACATCGAGATGGCG